CAAACATCTACGCAATCGGTGTGTTTACAAAGAATGCACGATTCGGCCACAACATAGGTCATGCTCGTTGGCCTTCGAGCCAATCATCAACACGCTGTTCGGCTTCGGCCTGTGTGATAGCTGGTACTGAAATTTCGGCCAATTCCCCCATATTGTGTCGAATAGAATACGGCGCTGGTTTGCCAGAAAAAATAATTTCATCCATTCGACGGAACACAGCAAATTCTTGAAGATGTTTGGCTCTTTCGATGGCCACTGCTGTCAAATCGTTTATATCTTTCATTGTATTTTTCCTTGATTATCTTGGAGCAAAGTCTTGTTGCAGTTTAATGTTGTCAAAAAATTCTTTCTTTGTACCAGGATCTGTATTAAATGATCCTTTGAGAACTGTGGTTTGGGTCAAACTTGAGTGTGCCATAATGCCACGATTCTCACAGCAACCGTGTGTGGCTTGAATGTAAACACCCACATTTTCACTATCAGTGGCTCGCATAATTTCGCGGGCTATGTCGTTACACAGTTCTTCTTGTAAGGTGCCACGACGGGCACACCACTGGGCAATACGTGTATATTTTGACAGTCCAATAAGTTTGCTGGCGGCAATGATTCCAATGTAGGCAACACCAGCAACAGGCTGATGATGATGACTACACATACTACGAAGCTCACTCCTAACCACCAACATACCTTCATAACGATCCTCACTATCGTTTGGAAAAGCTGTTGCATCGGGTGCTGGTTCATATCTTCCTGCCATTATCTCATCAAAATACATCTTGGCCAATCGTCTAGCAGTGCCCTTGCTATTGGGATCTGTTTCACGATCGATCAGCAATCTGTCTAGCACCGTTTCAAATGCTTCTGCGGCATCGTTAATTAATTGCTCTTTGTCCTCTTCGCTGACATAGTCACTGATGTTATCACCGGCCCAAAATCTTTTGCCGTCACGCTTCATTTTAAAGCGGATAGCGTCGCCTAAGTAACCTTCTTCATAGCCCTTGTCGTCTATAATATCAATCCAATTTTCGTTCAATTTAGTTCTCCGAGTTAGGGTCGTGGATGACCAGTCTTGTTGCTATTATAACAGTTATTTAGATTTAAATCAATACTTAAATGTAATTTTTCTGCAATCAGGATAGATGCCAGGTTGTGCTTTTGGTTCTACACCAGGTAATAATTCTAATCCTTTTGCACACAATTCCAAGGTAGGACAATAATGCCATCCAAGTATTAAATCTGTTTCTTTTTCCCACGGAATATTTAAATCTCTACCATCACTACGTTGACGACTGAGCTTTTGATATGCTTTGCTATCATCTAATAGGATAGCACCCGCTTTTCCTATCTGCAATGGTTTGGACCAACCAAAACTTAAACATTGCATTGCTCCGTGTCGATACATTTTAGGTTCAAGTCTACGGGCACTATCCCAAATCCTTGTGTTCTTAAAATGATATTCTCCGGTCCATGTTTCGTCTAGCATGGTATATTCTACACCCAAATGTTTTAATGCCATTGGAACACTGAGATATGTATAAGCTGAAAACTGACACTCTTGGACACGTTCGTACCGCATACACAACTCGATGGCATGGGTGCATCCATCAGTTACGACCACATACGGAGCACCTGTATATTCAGCCAACGCTGATTCAAAGTCAAACAAGGTCTGGAAGCTCATCGATTATACCATGCCCATGCATGTTGTATCATGTCATCTAAACTGTGGTGTCTCCATGCACCAGCAAGTAAATTAAACTTGACTGCACTGGCAGTCAACACAGGTGGATCACCAGGCCGTGCAGCTCCAAACTGGATCTCCGGGCGTTGTTCAACGATAGCTATTGCACGTTCTATTACTTGTTTGACTGATGTTCCTTGATTTGATCCGAGATTGTAGACGCCCGTAGGGACGTTGTGATAGATCGCCAAAGCGTGGGCTCGGGCGATATCATCCACATGCACATAATCGCGAACACAAGTACCATCAATAGTAGGATAATCAACTCCATATATTTTAAAAGTTCCTTTGTCTCTAGTTGCTTCCAAGAATCGAGCAATCAAATGTGTAGCTCCTGGTGCCTGGCCGTGCCTACCTTCGGGGTCTGCACCGCAGGCATTGAAGTAGCGGAAACTCACATAGTCAAGGCCATATGCTCGATGATATGACTTCAACATCATGTCAATCATGAGTTTGCTTTCGCCATACGGACTTATAGGCAATTCTGGAAATGATTCGTCTATAGGAGTTATCACGGGCTCGCCATAAGTTGCCGCACTGCTACTAAAAATAACTCTGGTATTGATTCGGTGTTGCACCAAATGATCTAACAGTTGTTTGGTCTTGACAAAATTGTTGTTGTAGTATTCTTGCGGATCCATCACACTGGGACCTACAAGACTTGTGCCGGCACAGTGAACAATGGCATCGGGTTGAAACGGTTGTATTGACTCTAGAGCAATCTCGCCGCTGAAGTCACCGGTGAGCCAGTTTGCACCAGAATCGAGTAACTGTTTGCTAGGAATGACCCGGTCAATGGCATAGACGCTGTGTCCAGCCTCCAGCAATCGAAGAACCGTTTGCCCGCCAATGAAACCGGCGGCCCCGGTTACAATCACTTTCATATGTAATTTTTACTTTCTAAGAAAGGTACAACAACTTCATCGACAAATTTTTTGTTATGTTCAGTAGTAGGATGATCATCAACACCCCATTCGCATGGAAAAAATGGCAATCCAGTGTCTACTGCCCATTCATACTGTCCGTTGATTGGCAAAAATTGACCATGGTCAATTTGATTGTATAAATGTGCAGTATCAACATGACGTAGTAGTTTATTTTGAAACAACTTATGCTGATTATAAAATACAGTATCCATATACGTGGTCATAAAATATTTGATCTTATGCAGCTTTAAAAACCACTGCACTCTAAGTATATGTTCGTAGGTATTAATGAGTGAGCCAATGTGATCATGAAACGTGCTGTAGTAGGTCTTGGCATAGTGATTTTTCCAATGCGCATTTAAAACAACCCATTTTTCATCAGTCTCGGGTGCTATACTGGTATACAAATAATCTAAATCTTTTGTAATGGTTGTATCATTGTTGTGCAAATAAAAATCGTGGCGGTCAGGACCACTCCACATGATACCAACTAAAATATCCGAGGTATCGCAATTTTTCAAAGACTCAATGACTTGATACATAATTTTTCTACTGATCATTCCATTCCCTTGCGACCAAAGGCCGGTATTGACCAATGGCACTTGTAAATGGTCAGCCAATTGTATTGGCCATTTCCTAGAACAATTGGCATCAGGCATTGTAAAACTGCAACCGCCGGTGATCAACAGTTTAGTGGTCATTGTTAAATTTTTCTAACTGGGTATTTGGCCTTGCTTGCATGGTCTCGATAACGATTGCCTGCACGATTCCAAGATTCTCCAGAGCCTTGTAAAATGTCCACAATACGATCTACAGTACCGTCGGTCCAGTTGGAAATTAGGCCCATGTTGTGATGTGGTGCTTGCAACAAGTTTTCTAACTTGTGATAGGCATCGTCTATTGACCAAGGGACGTAGAGCCGGTTAGGGTCATCTGCAAAAGTTTCAGGGAAACTGCGATAAGCAGGATATAGAACGTTGGCTCCGAGGGTATCTGCTTCACTGACAGTGTTCGAGACCCAATCTTGGAGAGCACAATTGAACAGCACACGAGTATCGTTAAGGAGATCATAATAGTCGTTCTTCTTTAGATTTTCATAGATCACCAATTTGCCGTCGGATGCCAACTGACGAGCACGAGCAACATATTCAGGGTTGTTACTGCGTAGAGGTCCGCCTTGGAAGATGGCAAACTCGATGTCCTTGACACGACCTTGTGCATGATACATTTCAATTAGGTCCATGAAGAAGCCCGGTTGCTTCTCTTGGTCGAAACGTGCGGCAAAGCCCACACGCATCTTACGATCAACAAATGGTCGGATATTTTGAGCACCACCGATGCGCTCTAACACTTCCTCTTTGCCAAATGCTAGACCACTAATATTGTATATAGGAGCACTCCATCCAGCAATGCGCATATGAGCAACCATTTCTTCGTTTGTGGCGAGAACTCCTGTCGCAAACTCATTAACCATTTGTTCGTAGAGTCCCATCCATCGCGCCATACCCCATACATGTACGAAATCATCAGGATCAATGGATTGAGCAAGACAGCGAACAAACACACGAGGCCGAGCATTTTGAGGGATCTGATCCATAATATAAGGTAGACTCTCGATACCGGGTTGAAACATGTCTTCAAAGTAGATAACATCTTCATGAGTGACTTCTCCATTACGCATCATTTGAACTAAATTCATCATTTGGCTCATGCCAAAGTAACTGCGACCATGTGCATCCAACACCTGTCCTACACTAATACTTTGTGTATTATCAATAGTGTCGCCAGGAACATAGACTACATCTAGTCCACGACGTTCAAACACTCGCCGGTTCCACTCTGTTAGTTGTAGCGTATAACGAGCCTCATAACTCTCAAGACCCATGTAGTATAGTTTTCTCATTGTTTTCCTATGTTTACTTAAAATTTGGACCATTGGCCCAGCCTACCAAACTACGTCGTGTGCCTTGTGTTACTGGAGTAACATCGTGAACTATCCAGCTTGGAAAAAAGATTGTTGTTCCTTTTTCTCTTGGAGCGACTTCAGGTTGATTTTTCATGTAGTGAAATCTCAAATCTCCTCCTGTGTAGTCAGCATCGTCGGACAGTTGCACACTGAAACTCAATTTTCTATTAGGGAATTGTCGTCCGATATCCAAATGTTTTTGATAGTTATCATGACTGCTTGCGTTGTATACTGTGTATTGTAACGCAGTCAAGTGGGTCAAGTCAAATCTAAAATACTCATTATTGACCCGGCTTATGGCATCTGACAGTGTGGCATACAGCCAATCAAAATCTGATTCTATTTCATCAGACTCTAACCAGGCAACGTTGCATACACGATAATCCGAAACGGCTCCACTGCCTACCGTGCTGGATACTTTTTTTACTTGATCTGATTGAACAACAATTTTGTCAAGTTCCTGATCTGTGAAAACGTTATCCATGGCAATCCAACTGGTATTGTCTTTGCTAACATTAATCAGTGGCCATTTGGTCATAGTTTACGCATAGCGACGTTGTCCTGCAAATCTGCGGCTATCTTCGTCCCACATGTTCTTGGCATGTTTGCCCTGGGAGAACTTGTTATACTGTTGCCAAGCATAACTGCGGAAGTTGTATAAATCTTCCTCTCGATATCTGTAGCCATAATCGCGGCAGAATTCCAAGTAGTTTGACAAATCTTCAAATGCTTGAAAGGCCCTAGGGTTTGTACGATATTGGGATTTGCCCATGATATTTCCTTTTAAATTACAATTGATTGACTTGGACGGGTGAGGTTATAATTAATCGTGCATCCGTTTTCACCGTCCTCGGATACTTCGATTGTTACAGCACGATTGGGATAACGTTCAGCTATCTGTAAATATAAGTCATCTGCGATCATCTCGCAACTTTTCCAGTCCAGAGCTAGAACGGTATTGTTACCCGAATACAGCGACTCGAGCCATCGTTTGAATTGGATGAACTCAATGTCCCGGTCATTGTGGAACACATCGATCCACACCCGGAAATGAAAAATGTGCCTATGAGGACTAGCAAGAAACGATACATCATACTCTCCAGCTGTATTTAACTTGGGATCTGTAGCTGCCGCTGGATAACAATGGATTCCTTCCTTCCTGAATGTGACCCAAATCTGACGGCCTGCGGCCTCTTTGATGCGTTCAATAGTTTCTCTTTCTGCTTGTATCATTTTTGCAATAACTCCATAGTTACAATTTTACCAATAGATTCCGACAAGTCTTGATCAGAAGTGACAATGTGTAATTTGACACGACTTTCGTCTTTCTTTTGATCATACCAACGTGTTTCAATGATCGTGCCACCGTTAACAGCCTGCACACTGAACCTAATAGGATCCGGCAAGTCGATCCTATTGATCTCGTCATCACAGATAGCCAAGGCGCCACGGCCTCTTCGAGACATCTTGGCTTCAACATCAGGCCGATCTCCAACACCACGATTAAAATCCCAACCCCATTTCATCAAATTTGACCATAACCATCTAATCATTGTATTACCTCATCTTGTGTGTATTTAGACCAGTCAGTAAACACTGATCGTTTTTGTAAGTCATGTAGACTGTGACACCACACACCTGGATTGGTTGCAGCAAAATCCTTGTCATCAATTTTAAGGGTAGCATTGTATCCAAACTGTCGGATATAAGGAAGTTTAACACTGATCATTGGAATAAAGTTATGCGACTCTACCAGACCAGACTCTAACAATCCTTCGGCCTGTGCATGATCCAAATCAAGAGTGCATAGCCACTTGTCTTCTAAACAGTCTTGGATCATCATTTCCCAATCACGCCAAGCATCAGCATCGTTGACGGCCAGTGCTGGAAAACTTTGATTGGCACCAAAATAGATATGCTCGCAATCATTGTTCATGGCTTCTTGTCGAATAATTTGTGAATCTTGCACACCTACTACAAATAGTGTGCGTAGTCCAAATGCAGGGGTGTGTTCAACTTCAGTTCCTACAAAGAAACTGACATTGTCGTGTCCATCTCTATTCATTATGCTTGATCTTGTTCTAGTTGATCTAATCGGGCCAGTTGGTCCGGGCTAAACTCTTCATCTAATTGTATATTATCTTGGCTTTCGCTGTCAACATCAACTTCTTCAAACAGGGCATTAAATTGGCTATGTGCGTTTTTGGCTTTTTTACCTTTGAATCCACGTGTGCCTACAATGTCCATCCAGTAGCGATCATAATGTTCGATAATGGCTTCGGCTTCCTCACGATCCGATGTGGCAAAGATAGCATCAACAATGTCTTTGAATCGAGCATGGTCGCCGTTTTGGTTCCACATCATAGCCGGCCACGATCCGTTATCGTATTCACGATTAGCTCGTTGAACTGCTTCCAAGTGCATCCATACATTATGACCCATTAGTAACGCATAACTGAAACTATCCCACGATGTCTTGCCTTCTTTACCGATCTTGTTTAGATCGCCTGGCTTGTAATAACAAACGTCTTTCATTTGCAGTTGTAAACTGATAGGGCTTTCATCAAAGTGATCAATCAGCTTATCTGCAACCACTGCTTGGCCAAACGGGCGAGTGTCTGTGCTATACTTTTTATCATCCACAATGGGACTCATTCTATAGCACCATTTGTCGTTATGGGGTAGATCAATGTGATGATACACCTGCCCATTTGCAGTTGCTAAAAATGGACTGGCACAGTCAAAGCTGATAGTAAATGCAGGATTAACATATTTACGCACAGCACGTTGGATGTCGGTGAGCAGGACTGCCCACTCCAGTTTACTTGTGCCCAAGAAGTGCATCCAATTATGAACACCTTCTCGAAGTAAGCCATCGTGTCGTAATGCCACTAGTCTACGCAGGACCAAATGCACATCACACATGTTCTGACCACCCATGGACCATCCGTCAAAGTGTGTGTCTGGGTAAATCGTTGGATCACAGTAGTGCTTCATGGTTTCATACCAACGATCTGCATCAGCATGATTGGCACCTTGTAGCACATTCAACACTTTCATGCCACCATTGCGAGCACCCTTACGGTGCCGCATATAGTAGTCGTTGTTATACTTGGTGGCCGCCACAGCTTCTTCCAGTGTGGTAATACCACAGGCGTCGCTAGCTTTTTTATCGTGTATAACCCAGGTCGGTATATCCAATGTCATTCCGTAATTGGCAATACCATCCAACCATTTAAGCACAGCTTCACGTTTCTTTTGTGCGGCATCCAACAAGTTTTGATAATTTTTTGCATGATCGATCTTGATATACTTGGTTTTGCCATTTTTGTCATGCTTGGGTGTTCCGTTTGGTTTGAGATCAGGACGATGTTCAATGCCCTTGGTTCGAAGTTCAGCCATCTTGGCTTGAACCTCTGCGCTAGTTGGATCGCGCCACTCGCCTTCCCACAGGCCTTTGGCAATTTGGAATCCACCCGAGTCGCCCAACATCACTGTGCCAGCTTCACGGTTACGCACCATGTCTTCGGACCAGTCTTGCTTGTTTAGATCTAGATTGGCATGACCACCTGAATACAAACTCCACCGGTATGGAAACAGACTTTTGGCGCTGTTCAGCCAATTCATCTGTTCCATGTCTTTCATGCCCTTGGGCATACGTGCCGGATCCACATAAGGACCATTGACCGGATCACGTTGTTTGCCTATGTAAGTAGCATAAAAGCCCGATATTGCTGGCAAAAACACAGCATAATCATTTTGTTTAGCAGTTAAGTTATCTTGGGTCACTTGCTTTGTGCTGGAATAATGTATGTGTAAGTGGCCAATCCTGAATCTACAGTGATTTGTGCCGCACCATCATCACTGATACGCATGACTTTGTCGCCGGTTAGATCCAAGATACTGATCACTGTTTTGATCGGCCACGACCATGTGCGTTTGAGTGTGCCGCTTACACTGGGTTGGAACACAAAGTTACCAGCGTGTGTGCTATGGTCACAAAAGAAAAACTTTAGATCGCCATTTTCTGTTTTGGCCTGGAAGTTGACTTCTTCAGCATTGGCCTGTGCCTGCATCTTGAGCCGTTGGATAGAGGCCACAGTGGGTTCGAATTCAATATGCCAATTAACGCCTTTGAACTTGACGGTCTTGGCTTTTTCAGTCACAATCTCCGATGCCATAAAACGATAGGTGTTTTTAAAATCCTTAGTGACATTTTGAAAACTAATGCCATCAGGCTCGCCTGTGGCTTTCTTTGTAACACTAAGATCGGCACCTTCTCGATACTCTGGCAAGTTTAAAAGAATATTAAGTTTTGCCAAGTTTGGCATACCAAACAGGCCAATAAATTCTGGAACAGGGTTAGCATACTTGCCCTCCACCACTACGCTGCGGTCTTCAGCCACGCCAAAGATCTCAGTTGATTTATCATCGCCTGTGATTTTGACTAGGTCAATGCAACCTAATTTTAATGTATGTTCTACTAAGTCTAGTAAATGATCTTTCATGTAATTCTCCTTGTGTTTGATTATACAGTGTTTATTTAGATTTTGCAACAGGTTTAGGTAATATTTTTGCCAGGGCTTGACCGCCGCGCAGTGACGACAACTGTCCGGCATTTCGAAATTCTATCCATACACTAGGGCTACCAGTTTGGTGACAAAATATTTCTTCAAATCCCAAGTAGTTGGCCCAGCCTCTGACCAACGAGCCCGGCGTGTAGCCGGTGATACCTTGTTCAACTGCCTGCATAGCTTGATACCGATCACAATCGTTGAATGTCATGGACACAACACCGCCTGGCAACAATTTTTGATAGATTTCTTCAAGATATATTTTTACCAATTCAAATGGACGATAATCTAAATAGTTGTAGACCAAACAAAAACCAATTTGCTGATCGGGCAATCGATTTAAAATTGGATGATTAAATGATTCTTTAATTGTATATGGACGCAGTCTATTTTGATAAACTGGATTGAATTGTTGGATGACAGGGTCCAACAAGTAATGACTTTCGTCGACTATATACAATGGATCGCTGGCTGTCATCTTGTGTACGAATGGTTCCAGCATCGGATGTATAATCATAGCCGGATGCTTCCAATCGCAGTAATTGGCCACACGACTCTTCAACACTGATTCTGTATCTGCATCTCTACGCAATGGTTTATTACGATGCAATCCTAGGTAGTCTTCGGTCTGTGCATAGTTGGTTTCAAGATATCGTTCATATTCGGTATAATTTCGATGCAACCACCCTTGCCCCTGTTCAGCAATTAATCTTTGCACTTCTGATTTTAAATCGGTTAATTCTTCATCAATGCTAACAAATACTGATTGTAACGCATGATTTTTTTCTTTGAGTCTTTGTTGAAATCCTGAATCAACTCCAGCATGAGGCACATCAACCCGGTCAATAATCAGCTCAAATCTATTACTAGATTCATATTGAAGATCTTGCATGGTCAGCTCTTCCAAATGATTATGTAGCCGTATTAATTCAGTTAAATTCATATTACCACTCAAACAATGTTTGGAAAGTGTTTTCTGTATTGGTGGCACTGGCTAAGTCCCATTCCAATACACCCAACAAGTTATCTAATTTTTGATCTACCACAGTGGCCTCCATTTCACTGTCAGCAAACGGAAGTTCTTTAAACCATTGTGGCAGGTGTGTTTCATCTGTGGGATAACCAATACTGGTCCAACCAAGTGGGTTTTGTTTCAACTTACACACAATAGTTTTCATGCCATCTACAATTTGCATTGAATACTTGTCGCCGTTCATCCTACGTAGATTGTTCCAGTTGAGCGCAGCTCTGACATGTCCAGGCATGTTGGCTTTGCCCAAGCGTTCTTCTTCCTTGCCATACTTGGTCAAGTTGTTTACACGTTTAGGACTTCCTTTTTCCCAACCTGGCCGCTCTTTAAACACGTATTTGAACTCTCGAATTTTTTCAATGATTTGTTCACGTGTAGCACCAATCAATACATCGTTAAGGATTTCACTCAAGAATTCTTGAATTACTTTGGGCGTGTCTGAACGTTTAAGATCAAGACCCATGGCTTTTACTTTGCCCGGCGATCCGTGTGTGTCTACACGCTTGTTCTCTTTGTCATAATACATGACGGCATAACGCTTCTTGGTAATAAACAAGCCCTTGCTGGCTACAATTTCTCGACCACCTTTAATAACACTACCCATTTCACGTGGCACATGGAATGCAGTTTCCATGAAACTTGGAAAGCTATCGTTGACTTGATCAGCGATGCTGTTATACAGTTGAACAGCAATTTCTCGATTCCAAGACATGGTGCCTGCTTCTATTTCTTTTTGCAATACTGGATATGCTGTAAAATAACATGAGTCTGTGTCACCATAAATGATTGCCTTGCCCACATGGTCATATTTGCCAGTGATACATTCATTTACATACGCATCCATGTGTTTGGCAATACTACGACCAGTCAATGTGGTACTCTGTCCAATGCGCTTGTCAAAAAATCTACAACCGGGATTAAGAATAGCACCATACAAACTGTTCAAGTTAATCTTCTTGACCAACTGACGTTTGTCCCAATATTCTTCATCTTCTGGATTTTTACATTCTTTAAGTTTGACCTGCATTTCTTTACGCTCAGCATACCAGCGTTTTAGCAAGCCCGGAATAACTGCTTCTTTTTCAAAAGTAAAAATAGTGCCGTTGGCAGTGATCATCCACGGGCGGTTACTGTCAAAAACGATCTTCCAGACATCAGCGGCACTGTGGACACTCTCTTCGCTATCTTGCCAGTCAATGGTAATTTCTGTGCCGGCCTGCATTTCCATCACTGCTGTATATTCTAGTGTGGCAAACAAGCCTTCCCATGCAGCCGCAAAGCTGGAACCGCCACGCATCTTGTCCTGAATATATCGATCAGTCATGATGGGACGCAGTTGTCCTATAATGGTTTCCGGTCCCATGTTGAGCGCACGAATTGCTGAAGGGTACAAACTGTTGATATCTATCGATCCTACATACTCGTGGATGCCTTTGCGCGGATATGCCACATAGGCGCCTGCCGCCTGCGTGTCTTCGTCACTGTAACGTTCTTTGCGGTTGGGCACAACTAGTCCACGTTCGTGTGCTTCGTTAATAATGGCCTGCTCGGTCACAGCCACAGCACCCATGGTGGTCTGTAACAACACAGTATTTTCATGCGCCAAGGTATTGGCCAGATCTAAAAACTTGAGTTTTTTATCTAACTTGGCCAAAATCATAGTGTCTTGTCGGTTGTATTCGATAAACTTTTTGAAGTTTTGATTATACAGTTGATCCAATGTGCCTTCAAACACTGTCTTGGTTTCTTGCAGTTCGTATTCAGCAATAGCATCCAAACTGTAACTGTGACGTTCTTCGTAAGTGTATTTGCGATACAGTTGCATATAGTCCATATGCACACGACCAATTAGGTCATAGGTTTCGTTTTCGGCACCGAAACGTTCAAACATACGCTTCTTGGGAAACTGATTCCATAGGCAAAACTTGCGTGTGTCATCTTTACTCAGCACTCGAGTCACACGATTAACAGTGTAGGGTACGTCATAGCCTTCACTGTTCCAACCGGATATGGCATCAGCATCTTCGATCAGATCCAAAAATGTTTTTAACATTTCATCTTCGCGATCAAATATCACACAGTTTTCAAACTCTTGGGCAATTTCATCTGCAGTTACACGGCTCATGTGTCGAGGTGGAACTACCAAGGTGACTAACTGACCCAACCACTGTAGGTATACGCTTATAGCTGTGATTGGATTGAAAGGATCTGTGGTTGGCGAGAATCCGCGCTCGGGATCAAAGTCCACTTCAATGTCGAAGAATGCTACATTGAGTCTGGGTGCATCTTGACCTTTGTAATTTTCTTCCAAGCAACGAAATATTGGATTGATGTCGGACTCATACAGTTGTTTGCTGCTCTGTATGCGAATTTCCTTGCGAAATTCTTTGTTGTTTCTAGTGCTGAATCGACTGACAGGTGTGCCGAATAGACTGGTAAATTTACCACGAGGGTCCTCGTAATAAAAAACATAGTTGGCTGGATATTCTTGATAGCGTCTTTGGCCATCTTGCCGTTCAACTACATGAATACGATCGTGTTCACGATCATATAGGGCATCTACATAACTCAAATTTTTCTCCGTTTATGGCCGGTTAGCCATGATTCATGTTCTTTACGGGAACGACTCGATTGTTGTTGAAAACAATATTTAGTCACTGACAAATAAGTAGTTATAATTGATCATAGCCTACTAGTTTTTTCTGTTGGCCAAATATTTGTGCCCGCTGTTAGTTCACCAGTTTCATCCTGTGTCATACTCCAGGGCCGTGATATTTTACGTTCGACTAAGAAATTTTTCCAAAATTGTTGTGATTTTTCTACAGACTGTATTGTGTTGTCATCAAACTTGATGTCAGTTACTGCTTGTAGATAATCTAGGCCTTCCTGAGGACTAGGATGACCGTCGATAAATCTTTTATGCACTATTTGATAGTCTTTAATTTGTTTGAATGATGGGTCATCGTTCCAAAGAGTATCGTAAAAACTTGGGCGTATTTGCTCTAGTGTGGAGTGATACAGTTGACTGATACTGTCACAGTGATTGGAGTTTGGCGTGGCCCACTGGTCTTTGCGATTAATAATATCACACATGCTTAAGAACACATGATTTTTAGTTTTAGAAAACACAAATTCATGAGCGGCCTTGATTGCTGCTAGATCTCGGATGGTCATTCCGTCAGGATCGACCCAACGTTTAACCCAATCTTTTTCAAACTGATCGTTGGAAAAAATATTACCTCCGTTACACCAACCTCCGTTTACATAGCGATCTTCTCGACACACATTGGTCCAGCATATTGCTATTATGTCTTCGGGTTGAAATGCATAGTAGCAATCGGCCTGCATGATATGATTGAATATATACATGTTACCAGCACCGAGCTGACCATAATTATACAACGGAATTTTATAGTGATGTCCTAGAATCTGTGGCCAAGTGCTCCAGATATAGTTGGTAAAACTACATCCAAACGTAAATAGTCTAGATTTTCCAGTGACAACTTTAAACATCAAAGAGTTTTGCCTACTGAAGTCAAAATTGTTTCTAACAATTCATGATCCTGTTGTTCACGACCAAATTCTGCTTTGTGTGCCAACTTGATGGCTTTCTTGAGGATGTTGGGTTTGATATCCATTTCTTCGGCAATGGCTTTGACTGTATCGTTGAGTCCGCCGGTCAAGGTTTCAATTTCCATCATGACCTGCATGCCTTCGTTGATGACCTGTGTGAGTTTGGCCTGTTCCGCGCCGCTAAAAATTCTGCTGTTTGGCATAGAGTTCTCCTGTGTAAGTTTTACTAGTATACACGATTATTTTAGGATGTCAACTGATTAAATTGAAAATTTGGACAATTGACTCTTTATTTTTTTGTTGTCATTAGTAGAATTACAAAGCAAGGCAGTATCGTTGCTATATAATATACTTATATCAACTCAATTTGTCTAAATTAATATTACCATTTCTCGAAACTATGATTACACAAGTGTGTAATCTCAGTTGTAGTGGCTGCACTAATTACAGTGATCTAACTCATTCTGGCTATGTAAAATGGAATCAAGGCAAGGCTTGGCTCGAACCATGGTTGGATATCTTGCAAATTTCAGATTTCGGTATCATGGGAGGCGAACCACTAATCAACCCAGAAGTAGAAGACTGGATGGTTGGGATACGTCAACTTATGCCTGATGCACAAATAAGATTTACCACCAATGGCCTGTTACTAGATCGCTGGCCTGGCCTGATAAATCTAGCACATGACATAGGAAATTGTGTGTTCAAAATAACAGTGCATGTTGACGATCAACATTTAGAACAAAACATTCAAGAACTTTTTAATAAATTCTCATGGGAACCGGTGGTTGAACATGGAATACACCGCTGGAAAACTTACAGGAATCTTAGATTACAAATCAATAGACCGCAGAAATTTCTAAAAACATATCGTAACGACTACGCCAGTATGCGCCCGTATCATTCAGATCCGGCAAAAGCATTCCAAATTTGTATGCAACAAACTTGCCCGTTGCTGTTAAATGACCGCATTTACAAATGCAGCACTTCTGCTTTGTTAGCAGACACCTTGAATAAGTTTGGTCGTCCAAATTGGGATGAATGGCAGCCGTATTTAGAATCTGGAATATCTGTAAACTCAGACCTTAACCTCATAGAAAAATTTGTAAATAATTTTAGCAAACCTCATAGTCAGTGTGCCCAGTGTCCGGATTCTGAATCACATGCTATACCACATCTGATAAATGTGGTAAAAAAATAAATTGGTCACTTTGTGAATCACGGTAGCGAATCGCTTTTCACGCCCAGCACCCGGGCACCCTCGCAACTAGTGCGGTCCTAAGGGTATTCTATACAACTCCAATTTTCATATATTGTTCGTAAGCACCGTCGGAATCGATCAAGCTCAAAGTGTCTTGATACAAGGTCCGATTCAATGGCAAAGCCTGATCAAACTGGGTAAAATTTTTATACTGATTCACAGCTCCTGGATCCTGATTGCGAGCCTGCAACACAATCATGGTACCTGTGGGTATATGATCCAACCATGATAATCCTTTGATATTATGGCAACTTAGATTAATTACTAGTCCATCAGGGCCAAGTTGTTGATAATCTAACTTGTTGGCATCTTTGAGCATGGGCTGTGTCCGGTCGGCTAGTCCTAGCTGTTTTAATCGCTGTTGTCCTGTGCGCAGCGAATCACCATTGATTTCGTCGTTGATGATCTGATCAAACTTGATATAGCGTTCTAGCATAAACAACATCAAAGCCACATTGCCGTACCATGATCCCAGTATGTAAACAGTATCAAATTGATTTTTTATTTTGGCCAATTCTGCCACAGCCCAGAATCTTTCAAGATTGAGATTTGGGCTGTCACTGCCCGACGGGGTATTAGGGTCTACCTCAGCAAGGGGCGTAAGGATTTCTTGGGCGATCATAGCCGTCGTCTTCGGGGTATACTGGATAGGGATAGTTCATTATTTGCCATCCACGTGTAGTTGACTGCCTTTGTTGAAGCTGGGGCTCCATGGACTGTTGGCCACACGTCCACCTTTGCTTTGGCTCCAGGCGTAGCCGGCTCTATGTCCCGAACAGTCTTTGGTGCATTGTGATCCTAAGAATGTAAGTTCATCTAGCTGCTTGTTCAGCCAGGTATCGGCAAAGGCCTGGCACAGTTCTTGTATCTTTAGGTTTCTAGTGATTTGCAAATGATAAGTTTTGTTGCCAGGTCCTGTTTGTTGGCTAGGATCTCTATAGCCAGCATACACTTTGTGAACTGCGGTGCTACTGATCAAATCTCGACAACTATCGCCGTAACGGTCAGGCATGGGTTCAGTGCAAGGACTACAGGTTGTTAAGATAATACTGCCTTCGGGTATCTCACCAAAACGATCATGGTAAGCATCGATGGCAGCTCGTTCACCATGCACATCACCGTCGGGTGTTTGATAATTCAATGCGGCCACACAACGATTGTCGGGATCTAATACTGCGGCAGCAACCATGCCATAGCCATCAGGGTCTTGCTTTTGCCCTTGGATCACCAAGTCACACAGACGCACTAGAATACGATCTAGTTTGTCGTGATTGCTGATTCGAAAATCGTCTAGTATCATTCGGCACCAAGTATCTGCTTGACCTGATTGACATAGGCACTGACATCACTGGTGCCGATTTCATCTACATCGCCAACATTATACGCAACTTCTTCGGCGGCTTGCATGACTTTGTCTGGACCAAACTTCATTAGTAGGTCAGTGTGTTGTGTCATGATACGATTGAGAATCGCACGTTCAACTGCATCGCTACTGGTACTGGACGCTTCGTTGGTTGGTTGGTGTTTCTTGACATCGTTGGCAAATTGTTTTTTGGTTGCTTTTATAATTCCGCTGAATCGTTTATCAGCACGATCATAGTCACCACGCTTGTCAGCAGCTCCGGCATCCAATGCCGCGGCTTGTTTGTATTGACCTAACTTTTCGTTGCTCAATTCGTTGACTTGATTAACGGGACTTAGTTTGGCATTCTTAGGATCTAATTTACCGGCGGCAACAGCCTGCTTGGCCCAAGCCACAGCAGCCGCACGATTGGCAAATGGTTGACGGTTAATTACTTGACCGTTGACTTTGATGTTGTATTCGGTTTCAACAGGATCAGGTACGTGATATTCGTCATCCTCACGACCTCGGCGGCCAAAACCCTTACGATTGTTGTCGTAATCATTGTATCCGCCTTCCGCCACACCTTTTGGTTTTTTGTGATGCTTCTTCATATTGATAGCAATGGCCGCCTGCTGTGCTGGACTGCCTGCTTCCGCTACACCTTGATTCTGTATTTGTTTTCTTTTTAATTCTTGACGTTTACGAAGTTCTTGATATCGTTGTGTGTTGCTGTTGGATCTTGCAGGATTGTCAAAGTTTTTAACTTTTTCCCAAGAACCTTTTAATGCGTCAACTAAGCCTTCTGCCACACCCGGCTTGACAGACTTACCGTTTTGTTTTACTTTTTCTGCATCACGGCCCAATGGACCATTTTGTTTTAACTTGGCACTGACTTCATCCTTGACTCTGGTACCGGCTGTGCTTCTAAGCGTGTCCAGTGGAATGGCTTCTGCCATACCTTTTTTGTAAGCAATTTCAGTATTATTAGCCATTTGTTGTTTGAAGTTGTCAACGGCTCCACCGGGGTCAACGGATCCGGGTGTGATTGCAATAGGAGCACCTTCGTCTAGTTGTTCATCACCAAATTCCATGTAGTCATATGGTCCCCAAGGTTGTCCTGTGCGACTGTCGACTTCTTGACCTTGGTCGTTGTAGTCAGCATGTTCATAGTAGTCATCACTGGATATGACTACACCATCAAAGTCTGAATTGTAATCTATGGCATACTTGCGTATTTTACCATCGGGTGCAACAATGCCACGATTCAACAGGCGTTCAACATCTTCCTTGCTCTTGATGCCTTTTTGTAAACTGCCAGTGTCAAACGCACCATTGTACCAGGCACTTGCCAGGGCTTGGAAATAGTTGCCAGAACCGCCACCTGCTGAAGGTGCAAATTCATTCACTGTGGATTCTTCTACATCGCCTACTGCTTTGGCACGGTTGTATTCATCGTAACCGTGATACACTTTGGCTTTGGCTCGCGGAACTCGTGACTGCGGGTTCAGTCTATTAGATACTATTTTTGCAATCATTGGATCAATCGGTTCTGGTTTGGTCTTTGTTGCAGGTTGTTTCTTTGTGACAAAATCCAATAGACCTTCATCAGTACCGGTTCTACTCAACACGCCTTTGTTGACCAATTGTTTGGCCAATGGTTTGAAATCTTTGTCTTTCATTGCAGCCTGCGCCTGTTTTGTCAAGTTAGCACGATGTTGAGCAATGTCAGTTACATTGCCGGGTTCATCAAATCTTATACTGGCTGGTGGTGGATTGCTGTTGATGCCTTGAACCTTTCTTGGTTGTGTTAAGTCTTGAGCCATACGACTCATAGCATCAGATTTTGGTTTAGTGTCGCTGGGTTCACGGCGGGCCTGAGTCTGAGCCGGTGTGTCTACTGGGGCTAAATTAACAGACTTGGGTCTTGTTGGTTCAGCATCATCTGCACCTTTGGATGATGTTTCTTTGCCCATTTGGCTAATGGTCTGTGCCAACTTTGCATTGGTTTTCTCTACATGCTTTAACTGTTGATCAAGACGGTCGTTTTCGTTGTCTAGACTGCCAATTTCTTTGCCTTGTTTTTTGTCCAGTGCCACTAACTGTTTTAACAATTGATCTTGTTCGGTGTTGGCGCCGTTGATGGCGGCTAACTGTTGCTGACTTCGCTCATTGGAATCTATTTCACTTTTGGCCACAACCTCAACATCACTACGAGCCGACGGATATTGAGCACGAAGTTTTTGCAATTCTCTGGCAACTTTGACATCGCCGGCATCTATGCTACGATCTACTCTTTTTTTTTCTTGAAGTGGCAGTTCACCTTGTCGAGGTATGCCCGGCAGTTCTGGTTGCACTGCATCGTGCCATCCTAGTCGTTGCAATATGGTCAACACTTCGTCTGCACTGGGCAACACACGATAGATAAAATGATTTTTAATCGCATCAGTTTTCAGTCCGTCGTAGTAGTCACTGATTAGGTCAATGCCTTTTTTGTCCAGTACGATATTGTCGTTGGGATCAGCGAACTCCAGTGTAACAGTAGGAAGATTGCCCATGTTGGCTTTGACAATGCGTTGAAAGTTGCCAACACCAAATGCTCTGGGTGATTGTTTGTAACCGCCAAATGGATCGGTTTCTTCATCTAACGCTTTTCTTTTTTTCTGTTCTTTTTCTTTTTCTACACGGCGCTGTTTGGCCTGTTGAATTCCAGCCCAATGCTCGCCTTGACCAACAATTCCTAGATCTTCTACATCACGATCATGTTTGTCAAGCATTTGTCTTATGTCATATTCTGATTCAGGGCCTTCTGCCACACCTTCTTCAAATGTAGGGGCCGCTAACCCTGGCTTGACACCTTGCATAGAGCCATCGGGTGCCTGAGTAGCAGTTGGCCAACGTTGCAAGTAATCGGCTTTCCAGGCTTTGTAGGCCTTTAACTGTTGTAGATATTCGTTGTCGGGCAGATCTTGATTGGGAGGAATAAAAGAACCTTTGGCATTGACTGGGATACCATACTCTAATTTTTGCCCCATAGAGTCTTTAGTAACAGGACCTGGCTTGTTATAATCAATTTTGGCCTGCGCAACTGCTGCCGGTAGTGCCTGAACTTGACCAACATCTACATTTTGCGCATGAGCACCACCTAGCATACTTGCTCCTGCTAGGGCCGCTCCTGCCAGTGTGCTTTTCCAGCCTTCTTCAACATCTTGTTCAATAACATCAACACCAGGTTTAGTTTGCGGACTCAACATGCGTGTGATCTCGCTGGCTTTGTTTTGAATGATTTGCTTGCCGACTTTGACATTCTGTGGAGTGAGTCCACTGGCTACCTTGGCAATTTTATCAACTACAGGAAGCACTGGACTTGACCGGGAACCAAATATGCCTTCCGCTACACCTTGCTCGCCAACTAGAGTACCATAGCCCATGCACTCGTCTTTGATCTTGTAATAACTGTCGCGTTCGTCTTTGACTTTTTGAAATTCACGCTTGAGGGCAGCTTTGGTTTTTGCATCTGCGGTGCGAGCGCGATCCAGCAGTTCTTGCATTTGCTGGTTCAAATTTTCAATGCGACGAGCTTCCAGATTATCCACTGCACCTTCGTTGAGTTCTCGTTCGTACCGTGTGTTGAATAGATCCAATGCAAACATTTCGTTTTCCTTATGCTTCGTCGATGTAATCTGCCGAGTCGTTCATTCTACGACGACGTGCCGCAAACATCTCCAAGGCCATCTCGGCCTCATCTACGTTTCTAAAACGTGTGGGTAATCGGCGATTGCCGTGGCGTATTTCAAAGCCGGCCTTTTCATTGCCATGCACTTCCCACATGCCACATTCGTTGGTGACAGTTTTGACCGCACCAGACTCTCTGATGCTGACACCTGGTTCACCAGCCGGTTGCTGGGCAGGAATAACACCACTCAAGGACGAATCAAGTTCGCCTTCGGTTTCTTTGACTTTTTGTTGCAGCGCACGATCCACTTTGCTTTTTTGTTTTATATCACCATCTTCGTGCTTTTTGTATTGAGATCCGAGTCTTGTCTAATTTCATCAGCTACGTTTTTTAAATAATCAGCAAATGATTGTTTGACTTTGCTAAGAGTGTCTTCACTAGTGACAGCTTCGTCCAACGGCTCTTCATCTAGTTCTTCACTTTCTTCGCAACCGCCAACCAACTTGCCGGCCATTGGATTTTTAGGATCAGTCTTAGCTGTTAATACTGCTACTGTTTTTGGTTTAAATGTAGCTGAAAGTTGATTGACACTTTTTTGATTCGTGTTTAGTCCTTCTTCAATTACTCGAAGACGTTCAACAATCGTATAGATATCGTTATGGTCGTGTGCCATAGATCATGCCCTTGCGTCCTTCAAATAACTGGTAAGTTGCCACATATACTTGCCGTGTGCAGCCATTCGGTCTGCGGCAAAATTTGCAACATCGTCACGACCCTCTTGAGTCGACACGTCAAACACTTGTTTGCTCATGTCTATCATGGTTTGTGTATCTGCCAGTAATTCTTCTAACATTAATCGGGCACGAGGAACTTTGATTTGGTCCTGTATTTGTGATAATTCTTGGAAGCGTGTCAAGCTGCCGGGTGCATATTCTTCTGTAGTACGAATAAATTCAGCAATAGGATCTACTGCTGCAAATGCATCTTCGTAGATCTTTTGGAAAAACTTGTGTAATTGGCCAAAGTCTGGACCCTCCACATTCCAATGGAAATAGTGAGCCTTTAAGTAATAGGCAAATGTTGAGGCCAAGTAAGTTTTTAGTAAATCAGCTAGCATTATTTCTTCCGTTTATACTTTTTATACTCTGCAGGCGTGTTAGGCGTTGCGTCGTCAGTAGTGTATTTAGCACCCGTAAAGAAATGGCCACCATTTCTACTGATCACCCCGCCCAGCGGCATGCTAACTGGAGCTATGCTGCCACTAGTGGTACTGCCCGCGCTGGCACCATCTTCTTTCAAGTTGACAAATTCATGCAGTCTCATCGGGGATCCTAAGCACATTATTTTTCACAGTTGCTGGGCCAAAATCTACCCGCATGTCGGTCACTGACAGTGTGGCCAAGTGTGGCGGGACCAACTCGTGACGTATTGTGTATTCACCGGGCTCGGCTTCGATTTGTAGCATTTCTTCAAGATAGCAGTCAGTCCAGCGCCAGGTTCGTTCAGCAAACAATTCATCGTTGACATAGGTGCGATAAATGGGCTCAAAACTTTCCCACTCGCAATCAATGTTATACAGCACCCGTATGAATTGTTTGGTCATGCTGTATTTAGTGGAAATTGTTATGTGTTTTTGTATCGCATCACTGCTGTAAGAGTTGTGCAAGATCTACACGATCATAATCTCTATCATGAAAATATCGTTGATTTGCTGACAACACCGCTAGGTTATCATTCCAGTGCTGACGCCAGGTGTCCAGATCCATGGCCAACAGTCTATCTACTTCCGCGCTGTAAAGTTGCCATCTTCGATCAGTATCTGGTTCACTGTCATACGAATAATCTATAAATCCAGGCAATCTGATGCCAACATCACGCAATCGTTGTATAAAGTTGCAACAGCTAAATGGCAAAACGAAATGTCCTTTGATCAGTGGATCCCATGTTTTTTCCGTGATCATGACAGTATTGCCGTATTCAATAGTTTCTCCGTAGATACTGATGAATGTATTTTTATAGTATTCCACATGCGGAGGACTATAACCCCAGGCGTCCCATTGTGCTTGAGTTTTGCTCTCCAACAGATCAATGTTGTTGAACGCTTCTGGAAATTCTGCTTGACTATATAAAAACAAATCAGGATCATCATCTCGATTGCCAATATATCCTAGGTCTTTGTAATTCTTTATTTTTGATACCAGTTGACTGCGATATTTTCTTGTACCGTTGTATGTTTTTCCAGGCGAAACAAATATTTTCTTTTTTGCATCAGCTCGAGTCAATCGTGGTGCTTTGTAGGCAATCGCGTCATGGTAGTACCATAATTGTGTATCTGGTGAGAATGGATACTGACTATAATAGGCCTTGGTCCTGTTGAACAAAAAATCATTGAAAATTATATGATCGTTGTCGATAGTAGGATCCCAGCCATTGGTTATTGTCCAGCAGTCTCGTCGATTGCATTGTTCTCTAACAAAATCTTCAAAGCCGTGAAATATTCTAAAGTTAAGTTTTTGTTTAAAGTCAAATTGAACCGAACTGTTGTAACTGTTTAGCACGAAAAAATCAACAGTTCCTGTATAATCTCTATCTACAAACTCATAATCATCACCATTGATATCCCACCACATCTTGATGTCGGTAAGAATGCCACGATCGGGCTTGTGAAAAAGGGTATACTTTGGACCAGCGCCGGTCATCTTATTCGGTATAGTAGATAAACTGTAGTGTTGGCCATGTCACTGCGATCCAATCTATAACCCCAAGACTGAGCATAGCGTTGCACCAAGCGATCATAGAGATTGCTTCGGCTCATGGCTTTTTGTCCAGGCTCAACATCTTTGTCGGCCGTGAAACGCAGAGTTTCGGGCTGTTCCATTTCGATAAATTGACCAATGGCAGTCAGCACTGTGGCAAACACACGCTGAGCATCACCGGCTCCAGAAATGTCCAAACGGTTTCCGCGCCAAAATTCCACATTCCAATCTTCATTGTCAGCCACATTAGAATC